TTACAGGTTTATTCAAAGTTACTTTTCTTCCTTGATATTCAGCTTCTTGAACCGATTCCATACGTTTACCTTGAGTGGCACTTACGTTTCTAGGAAATTTATCCATGTGACTTGGAAAAGGTCTGTTAATCATCATATCACCCTTTTTCTGTGAAATGGGTTTTGTTAAAGTAACAACCCTTCCACGATTTCTACGAGCAATATCTTTTGCATCTTTTTCATTTGATGACATTCCAGCTACTTTACCCTTACTATCTAATGCAGCATGAGTATGTTTTAGTGCTTCATTTTTTGGAACACAATTCGGCACCATTTTACCATTTTTCTTTTTCATACCAACTTGTTTGTGAGTATCCCAACAAGGTTTATCTTCTCTTATTTGTTTAAAAGTTTTCATTAGTTTCCAAAGCCTCCGTCGCTATCTTGACCCCAAATTGTTGTCGTAAATCCAAAATTACTATCTGGATTACCTATAGTCGTTATAGGATTAGGATCTATTTGTACTGTTTGTAATCTCACATCTGAGTCAACTGTTATACCTATAGATGAATCAATTATACCAAATCTTGGATTAAATATTTTAGAAACTGATCTACGTATAATTTTAGATGTAGGTATATTACTGTAAAAATTTGTTCTCATTTCAAAATCTAAACTGTATATAATTGTTCTTCTACTTCCTAAATCACCTTCATAATCATCAGTAAAACCAACACCAGCAATACTAATTGGTATATCTTCTTTAAAGGTTGGGTGTTCTGTCATAAATGGTTTTATTGTTAATGTGTATTGTGGATTAAAAGTTGGTAATATTTGTTCAACAATTTGTAGAGCATCATCTTGATTTTTTGCATACGCATTTAATTGAAACCCAATAACATATGGTACAGCAGTATTAAATTTTTGACGACTTAAATTATTAGTACTAGTGTTTGTAAAATTTGATAGCTTAGATAATTGTCTAGTCGTATCATAATTAATACTTGTAATTTCAAATGACATTCTGGGTAACTTTATAGCAACTCTTGTATCTTGAGCTAAATCTGGATTTTCTCTTATTCTTTCTAAATATTTTGCTTTAGGTGCATAAGATAATGGAACTTTAAGTTGACTTATAACTTTACCATTAGAATTTTTACGAATGACATAGATGTTATTAAAAAGTCTACCAAAAATAGCAACACATTTTTTTGTTTTTTCGTGATAGAAGTGTGTACCAAACATAATTAACTCTTGTAAATTTTCTGTAAATGATCTTCAAATGCTTCTACTTTTGATAATCTATCAGGCCATAATATGTATTCTTTTTCAGGGTTCTTTTTTAAATTATTTAAAAGTGGTATTATTGCATTGTAAAGTTTATCTAATTTAGTTTGTACTACTTGAGCAGTGCCAACACCTTCTTCTGCTTTTTTAGTTGCAGTTTGTACTGCTTCTAGTTCTTCTTCATCTACTGCTGTAAAACCAAAATCAAAAAAATCATCTGCCATTAATTATTCTCCGGATCACCAAATGGGTTATTTTCACTAAAATCAAGAAAATCAGTATTACTACTAAAATCTGTATTTTGTTCATTGTTAGATAATTTATTATCTTCAGTTACACCAGTTATTGCAAAACCCGTTCCATCAGGTATTGTTATAATTCTATTTAAATTAAAATTATGAAACTTACCATCAGTTGCACCAACATGAATTAAACTTAATGTTTTAGTCGTATTATTGTAATTAGATACTTCACCAGTTATTGAAATGTTTTGCGCACTATCTAACATTTGTGTAACTGTCATACCATTTGTAATTAAATTAGTATTATTTTGTAATACTACATTATATGTGTATGCAAAATCTTTATCTATTTCATCTAGTTTTTCAATACCAGTATCCATATCTTCACCAGAATATTCAAATAACTGGGCTCTACATTTAAATACTGGTACGTTTTGTAATTGAAAGAATGGTTGTTCATGTTCAACAAATGTTATTTCAAATAATTTATTTGTCATAATAGAATAAATTAAATCACCTTCTCTTGGTCGATTTGAATTTATTTGATTATTTGCTCTTGTTACAGTTTCTTTCCATCTTCTTCTTGATACAACAAAAGTTGCTTCATCTCGTATTTCTACTCCAAACTTTGTAAACAAATCTCCTTCACCATCAAAACCTTCTATATTATCAATATACATTTCTATTTTATATGCATCATTAAATGATGATGGAATATCTTCACCAAAAATTTTGTTTTCGTTTACAACAGTTCTTGGTAAATAGTAAACATCTTGTCCATAAATCTTTAATGACTCTATAACAAGATTTTCATAAAGTCTTTGTTCTGATTTAACATTTGATCTGATATTGAAATTAGTTGGCATATTATCCTACAAACATATCTACTGGCATTTCGTGTTCTAATCTTAATCTTTCTCTTAATGCTTCTAACTCACCTTGTGCATCATCATATAATTGTCTACCATTAATTATTACACCACCAGGTAATTGCATACCTTCAAATTTCATAAGATTTAAACCCCATTGTTCTTTAATTAGAGCAGTTGTATATGCTTTTAACCAAAGATCATTATATACTGAAGTATGAGAATCAGGATCTACTATAGCAAATACCTCTGCTATAATGAAATCATTTAATTTAATATCTTTATCTGCCCAATCACCAAAAATATACAATCTTCTTTGTTTTCTTGACCACTCCATTTGTGGAGCACCATTTAACTTCATATCTAATATAGAAAGATATTGTTGTAGTTGTTCGTAGTAAGCTAAATCACCCGCAAAATTCTGCATATCTGCAATATCATTTAACATCATTTGATATTTGATATCAAAAAAATTAGCACTACCGCGAAGATTATTAATAAATGGCATAAGTCTTTTAATATAAAGTACACTATCCATTATTGTAATATATTTGTTAGTCATATCATCAGCTGTAATTTGATGTTTAAGATAAGCTCTAAATGTACCTTCTGAATGATATTCTTGGTAATATTGTAATGCTTCATCTACTCTATCTTCAACTTGATCTTCATCGACATTAACTTCAATAACCGGCTCACCAAGTTTTCTTTTACAGTATTGTATTAATTTATTTCTTGAATTTGGGTTTGCCATAATTTCCTCTAATTTTTATATTATTTATTAAGCAGTACTTGCAGAATATCCTATTGTAGTTATTTGCATATTGTCATATTCAGACCTTTTACCAGCAGTTCCTGGACTTGTATTAGTATTATCACCTATTGTATTACCTGTTGACCACCAACCAGAAAATTGATGATTATGGCTGTAATCACCATTTGTACCCATTCCATGTTCAAGTAAAAGTTTCCAACCAACAGAAGTATTATGACCCCATAATCTTAATCTTGCAGAACTACCATTATATGAAGATATACCACCAGTTCCACCAGAAGGACTACCAGATTCTCCACCCATATATCTTCCATTTGCACTATTAGAAACACCTGAATAATCATTATGATTGTTAGTATGATAAAAGTCAACTACTACCCAATCACCACCATCACTACTACCATCACCTCTACCATAAAAAACACCATTATTTCCAGAATATGCAAAATAATTGTGTGTATTAGTGTGATGAGTTAAACCATACTGACCACCTTGACCATTACTCCATCCAGATGAACCATCATTAGTAGAACTTCCATTAATACCCCAAGATTGTACAAAATTTTGCATTGTTCTTGGTGCAGATGGCATTGTATGATATGAGAAATCAAATGTTCCGCCACTAGTAGCGTTTGATATAACGGTTGTATCAGTTATATCGTAATTACCAGCTGGTGGTGAAGAACCAACACCCAAACTTATTACTCCGCCACCTATAGCTGAAAATGATGATGCAAATACTGGCATAATAACCCTCTACGCAAACTTTGTTCTTTGACCAAAAACAGTATAATTACCCGTTGTGGCTTTAAATATAGTAAAATGATAAACGTCTACACAATTTGTATTACCACTAGATGGTGCATTTCCATCAACATATTTTACAGTTTGAGTAACATATGATCCACCGGTAAGTATATTAAAAGCACTAATATAATATCCTGTACCACCATTAGTTAGTAGAAATGCAAGTGAAACTGATTCTCCATTACCCAATAAATTATCAATATTATTACCACTAGAATTAGAAACTTGTAATGTTGTGTTTGAAGCTTGATTAGTAGTTGCATATACAGTATTATTACCACCAGTTAAATAAAAATTATAACTTCCACCTGTATGTGAATTAGCATTTTGCCACTGTTCAAATACTGGATTACCTGCAGTTCTTAGAGGTCCACCTAAATCAGGTGTCGCATCATTAGATAAATCAGTCATACCTGTAGATTCTAATAATAATGTATTACTTGCATCGTTATAAGTTTTAGATATACCACTACCAACACTAATTAAATTGTTAACTCTATCATCAACTTTTTCATCTGAATAAGCAACTGTATCAGAATTAACCCAATTTGTACCATTATATACTAAAACTTCGCCATCAGCTGGACTATTTACACTAGAATTTGCACTAGTAATAGGACCTAATTGATTGTTATTTGCTAGTTTAATCCAGTTACCACCATGAGCAAAATAACCAGCTCCTGTAGCGTGAACATGAGCAAACATACCATGATAAGTTGTAGCACTGGGTAAATCACCTTCTGTGGCATACATATTAGCAAATAATATTTTACCCGTAGTAGTAATATTATTTGATCCCATATCAATTGCACCGGCCATAGTTCCACCAGCTAATGCAAGTTTAGTGTCTGCATATGCTTTGATGGATTCAGATGACGCAATGTTAGTAGAACTAGCACTCGCAAAATTATCATCATCTTGTAATACATTAGTAATACGTCCGTCAGCTCGAGCATTAGTATAATATAAATTTGTTGAACCTTCAGATAAATCGTCTGTAGTAT